TAAATTATTTAGTTGTAATCAAGCCTTCTGGCTCAACTGTGAACTCTGGCTTGTCTGCCAGTGTTCCATCTGGTTTAAGGTAGTACCAACCAGAACCATCTGCTGACTTAATGAACTGCTTGGATTTCATGTCGCCATCCTTGGCATCGAGGTAGTACCAGTGGTCTTTATATTTGACCCATCCAGTGGCCATGGCTCCAGTTTCTTTGAAGTAGTACCACTTGTTAGCAATGAGTGCCCAACCAGTAGCCATGGCTCCACTTGGGAGCAAGTAGTACCAGTAGCCGTCTGTGTGCTTGTGCCATGAGTTAGACTTCATGTATCCGTTACCATCAAAGTAATACCAGACATCGTCAATCTTCTGCCAGCTATTAGCAGGATAAGAACCATCCGAGTTAACATGCCACCAGCCAGTAGCATTTTTCTTCCAATCTTCCTGAACATCATCGCCACCAAGCATTTCTTGAACAGTTGAACCAAGGGATTGATAATGCTTGATTTTAGCTATCACATAGTCACGCAAGCTGTCATTGTAGCCACCGTGCAATTCAAGGGAACGAGCGGGGCATGATGTGCTAGAAAATTCATTGTGGAACTTGATATTTGAATAGTTCGGAGTATCACCGTAGTAGGTCATGTCTTCGGCCATTTGGCGCAATACCATGTTTTCATTTTCGATAAACTCGGCATCTGATGCGCTTAACTGCTGGCATACTTCATAGCTAAGAGAGTTCATGTTAGCATCGTAGTTAGCAGCAGACCACGAACCGTTGTATGTGTCTTCGACTCGCACAATTGCATCTCTTGTGATGTAGTAATGTGCGAAACCAAGTTCAGACTGACCATTGTCATATCGTGACTGGAGCCATTCGATGTAGGCCTTTGCGTTTTTTGAGCCTGCATCGTTATGCAAGACGTAATATTTTGGTCGCTCAGTTGGTCGGGAGCCTGAAATCCCATTAAAAATTGTATGGTTAATGATTTCTACCATCATTACTCCCCTTTCCATGCGTCATTCATCTGCTTCACTGCTGACTCAACAAACACTTCAAGATCTTTATCCGTCATGCTGACATTGTATTTTTTAAGCTCTGAGATCATGTAGACTTTAGCCTGCTCTAGCTTTTCATCGCCTTTGTAGCCTGTTTCAGTTGCTACCTGCTCTACTGCATGTACTGCATTTTTAGCTAGGATTTCAGCGATTTTTACAGCTTTCTCTCCGCCTTTTTGCAAAAGATACTCTTTCACTGCTTTTACAATATTGCCTACTGCTACAGCTAAGAATCCTGTAGCAAAAGCGATAATCAACTCATTAAATTGTGACATTGTTAAATTTCCTTTCTTTTATGGTAATTGTGTAGGCCAAGGCTCATCTGTCAAGTATGAGATAGCACTTACACGGATATCTCCAATATCTCGGTCAGTTGGGATGTCTTCGTTAAATGTGAATTGAATAAAATTTAAGTCAGATTTACCGCCTAAGTACCAAATTCCATAAGGTCTACCCTTATCGTCATAAGTTGGTCCTACAAGTGAATTTTCGCTTCTAAAACCTTCGGGAATACCGTTAGGATAAGTGACTTTAGCCCCTTTGTCTCCACTGCTATTATGTCTTACAAATCCAGGTCCATTTCGTCTTCCTACTCCAAACCAACCCCATTGAAGTCCTCCGAATTGAAAGGTAACTAAATTGTTAACTCTTCGTATCTTAATGAACGATGTTTTACCATTTGCTACCAATTTAGAAACTGAATTAAGTGTTCTCCAACCTGTATCACCAATTAGAACCCTCCAACCTGTGTTACCATTTCCGCTCTCTTTAATCCATTTCAGAGCACCGTTCGTCACGTTGACATCCACATAGGTTGTTCCGATTTCAGCTGTGATACGACCTTCTGGAGAGCCTGTACCACGGATTTCATGACCTACGTTCTCAGGTAGCGGTAGAGTGACATTATTACCCCCAGCGATGCCGAGGGTATTTCCTGTTAATGTGAGATGAGGGGGTTGTGGTTCGGGTCTCTTCTCTAAAGCTGAAACCTTTTGTTTCAGCTCAGCATCATTGTATGCTGAGTATAAGTGTCTTGAGCCAATCTTGCGCACAGCGATACCTTTGGCACTGATGCCAGTTACAACCCAATAGCTTTCATCCGCTCCTTCAGAATTACTATTGAAGCTTTGAATTACATCTCCAACCTTGATACCTATCGGATTCATCAAAGAGTCGATTGGTATTGTTGCGGTAGCACCGACTTCGTCTCCAACGATATCAGATTTTGAAATTCGATATTCTGCGCTTCTTAGAACGGTTGGAAGAATAACAGAACCACCATTCGTCAGACTTAGACGATTGCCTTCCAAGCTAAGCGTTTGGTTTTCGGTCAGATAATGCTTGGCTTCTAGTTCCTCATGCGTGACAATCTGAGAGTAGTCAACTTCAGCCACTTCATGCATTTCTTCTTTAGTTGCGTAACGTGTCTTGATATCCTTGATATCCTTACCGATTTCCGTTGCTAGACTTTCAAGGTTATTCATACCAATCACGCTTTCGCTGCATTATATACGGTTACCAAATCAAGATTGGCAAACTCGTCAATACGACGGCCAAGATCGGCCAGTTTTTGAACGACCGCTCCTTCAGTGCTACCGCTCAATTTAGCGATTTCCTCAGCAATTTCTTTAAGCGTATTGAGATTTTCAGGTACCCCATCACCTAAAAGGTCATTCTTAACTGCGGTTTTAGCCTGCTCAATAGCTTGCATTAAAGTAGCGTTGTCAATCTTCGTATCGATTAACTGCTTCAGCGCCTTGTTATCCGCTCCCAACGCTGAAGCAAATGCGATTAATTTACTTGTATCCATGATTTTTTACACCTTTCCAATATTGTAGTACATGAGTAAGTCAGGAAATTCCTGACTTACTGTACCATCACTGCCTACAGTTCTTCCTGCAAGCTGTTTTTTTACTTCTTCTGCTATATCCAGCTCCTTTAGAGCATGGACTTCTTCTGTGACCAATTCTTTATCTGAGTCTTCAATTTCAATATAAGTATCTCTGTCGCTCGGGAAGATATATCCCCCAACCGAGATTTCCACTCGATATTTTCCGCTTGGTAGAATACTGTCTAAATTGAAATTGACAGAATGGCTAGTGACGGGAGCAGTTGTCTTCCACCTTCGTTGTCCCTTTGTCATAGTAACAACCGCATCTTGACCTTCAAATAGGGTCATGACACGGTAGTTTTCATCTAACAATTCAAAACCAAAAGTAGAAGACAAATCCCCTTGCTTAATAAGGTCGCCACCATCAATCCGAGCCAAATTGGTTGTATTAACTCTGTGATTTTTACAACCCATTCTGAACCTCTTTCTATCTAATCATCAATTAAGATATTTGTCGTAATATCTAATTTCTCAAAATCGCAGTATAAACGGTCTATATATCCATTACCTCCTAGAGTCTTATAGCTTTTGTGCATGCTTTCTACTAGAGAAAATTCATCTCTAGAGGTATAACCTCTGTTAATAGCTCGTCGCATGTCACGATCAAGGCGCAACTTCATGGTATTTAGATGCGCCTCATCGTGAATTTTTAATTTTGCTTGCACTTCATCGATTTTGGAATTGCTATCTTTAGCGGTGGTCTGGACATCTTCAATCTGTTTCTTAACATTGGTTAGTTCCGAGACGATTTTCTCCGTCTCTTCTTTGGCTTTTTTCGGCAATTTGTAGCTAAGCCAGGCGATGATAATCGGTGAAGCAGATGGTAGCACATTCATGAAGAAATGCTCTATCTGTTGTAAGACGTCCATAGGCACCTCTCTAGTTCGCCAATTGGCTCAAACCAAGGCGTTCCAATTCTTTGCGTACACGGTCTTTGAAGCGTTTGTTGACAAATGAAAAGTCAATCGCTTCACGTTTTAGCAAGTTAATGTACATGTCGATTTTAGCTTGGTCTAATGTAATCTTACTCATTGTTGCTACCTCCATTGTTTTCACTAATGCTCGCTTCGCTTGTCGGTGTAGGAATTTCATGTTCTGTCTCGCTTTCTGTTGGTTGTTCTACTGCTGGTGCAGGTTGGATACGTGGTTCTGCTACTGGTTGTTCAGTAGTTGGTTGCGCTGGAGCTGGAGTTGGTTCAGATACGACCACGTTTGGAACTCCGTTAGTGGCTACTTCTGTAACTGGTTGGGGTTCTGGTTGAACTGGTTGAGTTACTGGAGCCGGTTCAGCAGGGTGTGTTTCTGTTTCTGCAACGTGAGGTGCTTCCTCATGTCCCTCTGCTTCGTCCTCATGCTCATGATCAATACCGTTGTGTTTCTCAAGCACTTCCAAGCGGGCAAAGATTTCCTCGATGTCGTCAGTATTATGCAAGCTGACCTTCTGCATACCTTCCATAAGCTGATTCGCTTGTTCAAGCGCTGCAGTCGTTTTAGCCAATTGTTCTTGGTTCTTAACAATTGCACTTGTAGGATCTAACTCGGTTCGTAGAATCTCTTTAACTGCTTCAATGAGCATTTCGTCCGTATCTCCCAAACGGTCACCTTCTAACTCACGAGTGAAGAAAGTAAACGGCTTGTCACATTGAATAGAGACTTCCGTCTTGCCAACTCTGAAAAATTTATTTACTAATACAAATTCCATTTTTGTTTCTCCTATCTAATATAAAAAGTGTATCTAGATGATCTATTGTTTAAAAAAGCGTTTTTCTCTGTTTCTGTTTCAAATTCGATAAAACAATAATAACCCGATCCCAAAAGATATGTACCACCAGATTCATATTGGTTGTTCATAAAAGCGTATTTAGCAAAAAATACATTACTGTTGTTGTCTTCATCGACAATTTTTACTTTTTTAGTTTTTCCTCTTCCATAACGAGGATGATTGATAAATCTTGATGAACCGTTAATATCCATTGATGCAACTGTTGAGTTATAACTTTTAGGACTATTTATACTTCGCACGGATCCAATTCTTATCCACTTGCTCCAAACAAGTTTGTCACCTACGTATCGCTCAACAATGTCTTTACCACCAACATAAATGCCTTCTCTTGTAGCCATAACATCACCTACTCATACACATCATAGATTGTGTACGAGTCTTTCGTTCTGATTGCTTCATACTGGGATTTAGAGCCAAACCAATACTTCATTTGCTGGTTTCCGTTCTGGTTTATCAGCTTGTGGGCTACGATTTCAGACGGCAAGCTAGGAATATTTAAAGCTGACCTATTTACTCGTAAAACACCCGAGTTATCGACTGTAATCGTTGAGTTGTCAGGTCGCACTACACCAGTCTGTCCACTAGTTGCAGTCTTAGCTTTCAACACGCCATTTGAAACCTCAGTCGTCTGATTATCAGGTCTGACAATCCCATTTGAGTTTGACGTAGCTACTGACACATTGCTACTCATTCCATTTTTTAATGTCTGCACAGACACTTTCTTCAACCCACGACCATCATGAATCATGATGTTGTCCGAGTTGTTAACCTGACTAGCCTGTGGCAAATCAGTTACTTTTCGTGTCTGTGTACTAATTACTGCCATGTTATACCTCCATAATATATTTCCAATCTGCGACAATCACATGACCGTTTTCATCAGCAAGCAAGGTATGTTCTGTACCGTCGTCTGTACGGATTGGTGCAGTGAAGTCGTTCTGCAAGAACATGTACTCGATAGCGTTTAGTCTATCTTCATGTTCCTGAACTTCACGCTTCAAAGCTTCTACAGACTCGTAGCTTGCTTGTCTGATGTTGTCTACGTTACCAAGACCAACTTGATGCTTCGTAACGCTATGTGGATTGTTGCGATTGTTTAAGTGATTTTGAAAATCAACTTTACTTGCTTGTTCGACGTTTGCGACATTCCCTAGTCCCACTTGTTGTTTAGTGACACCGTGTGGGTTGTTTCGGTTGTTGATGTGACCAGTTAAGTCAACCTTCTCAGCCTTGCTTCTAGTGACCTCATCAATCTTTTCAGGCAGACCGTCGATATCTGCAACCTTATGCCTGTGACTTGCGTCGGCTTTCCCGTTCCAGCGTGTTCGTTCCTGGTCAGAAACGTGACGGGCAGTATCTCTAATGTGATTATCGATATTGGTTTGTAGCTTTCTTTCTGTTGCCTTCAATTCAGGGACAGTTGCATAAACCAAGTCAGTCGCATTGTATTGAATGGTAATCTGACTATTCTTACTAATAGTCGTGTTGAAATCATAATCTCGATATACATAAGCAGACGTTTTAGGAGGAATCACATCCCCCTGTTCGGCCCAAGTATACATGTACATGAACTCTTCATGATTCCCACGTTTTGCAAACACACCGATTTCGTTCACGATCACTTCGCGCTCAATATGTGAGTTATCAAACCTCGCTGTGAGACGAATCGTGTCAGCTACATCAGTCGACAAGGACTGTGTCACTTGCAAAGAATGAACAACTTGTACAATATTATTTTTCTTGCCAATGTCCGTTCGATGCCGTCCGCTGCCTAAAGCTATTCGAGTAAAGACCAGTGGTTCTCTATTTTGAATTGCTAAGGCTGTTTCGCTAATCGCTTTATCGGTCACAATAGGCTGGATAAAATATCCCATTTATTTCCTCCTATTCAAATCGAACCGAACGAATGTCTCTGAATGTGTGAGCGCCGACATAAATCGCGTTCATCATTGGCGCTTCAACTGAGAATTGGATTCCTAAATGAGCAGGAATCAACTCACGTACATATTTTAAAAAACGGTTCAAGTATCCAGTCGGTAGTTCTCCTAAAAATCGGATATGTACCGCCGAACCCTTTACCGTTACTAAATTATTGACATTCGTAAAGCTCTTTGTAATTTTTTGTAAACTCACTGAGTTAATTTTGATTTTGGAAGAAATTAAAGTGATTAGATACCGCCTTCGCTCTTCCAAGTCTGTTGTTTTCGGTTTTACCTGAAGGGCCTTTTCCCAACGTGTAATCCAGTCTTCTGTCGCTTCTGGCAACAACATCAATCGTCTGGTATCAAAGATTAAGTCTGTAATCAATTCCAATTCTGGAATTTCAGCTTCAAACAAATCATTGATGGTTGGATCTAAGACCTCTGGCAAAGCCGATAACATACGATATCTAACGTGCGACATTGATAGTTACCTCCGCTAACTTAGGAAGCATGTTCGTAGAAAGCTCAATACTTTGTTCCCTATCATTCAACAAAATGCGATCCACATCTCGAACCCCATTGATTCTGTCAATGATTGTGGCAACTTTATAGTTCCGAACCTCTTTCTCTTCAAATGCTTCTTCACGTAAGTATTTAATGAGTTGTACTCTCGCCTCATTCTTGATTGTTTCGACATCTACATCTTCATCAATCTTGATAGTTGCAGCAATACGGACATTGTAGCCACTTACTGACTGCACGGTCACATAAGCACCAATCGGAGCCACACCTAATCCATGGCCACTTGGTTCAGGATCCAAGTAATTCTTGAACTTCTTTACCAGCTCTGGACTTGCTTCATTGCCGTCAGCATCCGTAATAGATACACGTACCGTGTTTTCTCCCTTCCAAAGCGGTTCAATAAGTGCTGAACCAACACCAACAAACTCACTTGCCCATTTCTTGTATTGGGCGATGTTCCCGTTTAAAGTCGGTGTTTTCAAGTACTCAATGGTACGCTTACGGAGTTGCTTATCCGTCTCTTCATCTTCGCCTACAACGATAACAGAGCCGATTTCTGCCCCTTTAAAACTATTCAACACATCAATGTTGATGAGTTGACCTCTTACATAGTTGGGAGCATTGCCAACCTGTTCAGCTACTACACTATACTCAAATCCAGAGCGGCGTTCCAAAACACGGAAATTATACTCACTATTAACCACGCTGAAACGGGTTCCAAGTGGGATTTCCTGTTTGAATTGAACCAATCGAACTGACGCCGTGGCTGGCAAGCGTTCAACTCCAAACTGCCTACATAATCGAGTTAGGAAGATTCCTGTGCTCGTATCTAAAAAGTTGACTTCCTCATACGATTTTAAGACCGTATACTGAATGGCAACTTCTCGAGCTGCAGGCGCAACTAGATTGTACAAGACAGATCCTTGTCTTTTGTCATACTTATCATCAAACAAGGCCAGCATATCCTCTAAAATTTCTGGATATGTTTTTACCTTTATCATCGTTTCACCTCCAAATCCATTTCAAATGTTCCAAAATCACTATCAACCATGAACTGCACATAAAACTCATCTTTCTTTACCTTAGTAGAAAAAGAATGAGCCTCATGAATCCTGTCATCTTCATACAAGGCTTCTTTTATGCGCCGTGCGATATCCATTTGGGCATAATCCATATCCCCGCCAAATAAAGCATCTAATTCAACACCGTACCGATGGTCATAAATCGTATAGATGAACCGTTCAGTTGTCAGCATGCGTCTGATTGATTGCTTCAGAGCATGAATGCCATCTGTTTCTAGCAAGATATTGGTTTCATCTAGTGTTAAGCTAGGCTGTTTCTTAGCTTCGACAACATTTTTAGCGATGTTTAAAAAGTTTGTTTTAGGAGTACTCATTCATCAGAACCCCCTTTCACTTTACGCTTGTAGTGGAATATCTTCTTGTACAAGACATAATAAAACCCTCCACCATCTTGTCTGATGAGATGAAGGGTTTGCCCAACGTATTCAGGATCCAATGTTTCATCGGTCCATGTGACAGCAAGCATGGAATCATCTAAAATCAACTCATTGGTCAATTGGATTTTGAGTGGAGAAACCGATAAAACTACACCAGTCGTTATCTTTGCGAACTGGCGATTTTCAATGAAATTACTAATCAATTTCTTTAGATTTTCTATTACTTCCATCTACTCACTTCCTGCCATGAATAATTTAATTTCCATCGTATGCTTTTCTGCACTGAAGGAATGAGTTGCCTCTTCAATGACATACCATCCCTTCTTCTCAATATCCTTAACATCCACATAGACTGCATGACCTGCTAAAAAGTCAATACTTCCAATATCGGCTTTTAGACTGAAAGTTTCTTTGGGACGGTTTTTCATCTTCAAGAGCATTTCGCCCCATTGCTTTATTTGCCCCTCAGTCGCTTTCTCATCCACTTTTTTCATATACTGGAGTTTTCCCCAAGCGCCGATGTTATAGCTGTCCTGATAGATGTAGACTTCTCTCTTTTTGGTTTCTTTGTTCTCTTGGATCAAGCGGACAATATTAGCGCTATCTTCAATCGAACCTTCAAACTCAAAGCTAGACATAAAGGATTCATTTCCGATAATGTACTGGATTGGTAAGTTTTTCGGAGTCGTTAGTGTCAACTCTCCGAACTTGTCATACAAAACCAGCAATTCTCCACTTTGTACCAAGGTCTCGTCCATGGCTTCTTGGATAATATCCAGAGCTTTCTTATCTTCCTTCAACTGAGGGGATAAAGTCACGGCTGGGGCTTTTAGTTCCCCAATCTTCAAATCAAAATCTCCTGCGATTGCTGAGACGATTTGATTGACGTTTTTACCCCTGGCAACGAAGTTGATATTGCGTAGTAAGTACTTTATCTGGTCATGAAAAGTCAAGGTTGTTTTGGTGTCTTTTTCGTACTTGATTTTGGTCAAATAACCAAAGAATACCTCTTTATCATCTAGTTTAAAAGCGAGCGGAGAACCATATTCAAAAGCTACTTTTGTAGAGTTGTACAAGGTAATCTCCACGCTCCAAGCTGAACCTTTTCTAGTTGTCTTGAATTCGACCTTTTCAGACACAGTTGCTAAATCCCATGTATCTCCAGTTTTATTGTTCTGATAGAATAATTGCATCATGGTATCACAAACTCCTGTCCAGGGTAAATCCAATGAGGGTCTTTGATTTTATCTTTGTTGGCTTCGTAAATTTCAGTATATCGACTACCATCTCCATAAAAGGTCTGAGCAATTCCCCACAGGGTATCACCGCTCACAACCGTATGGCTTTTTTGAGCAGGTTTCTCAGTCGTAGGGCTACGTTCTTCCGTAGCTTTAGCCTGAGGTTTCTTTTTAGTAGCCTCGAGTGCTTGCTTGTCTTTGATGGTGACCTTTCGTGGTTTATGAGACCGATATTGTAAGAACTTAATCTTATAAATCAGATCATATTCATATCCTGTCTTGGTAGAGACATCGAACTGTTCCACTAGAAATTTCCCATTAATAGCAGAACCAAAAGCACCCCCAATCATTAATTGAATAGGAGTGCCTTCCGTCTTAAATTTACGAATAGATGATACAAAGGATTCTGGAGAAACACGGCTATTCCGTTGGTAGTTTCCATCGTATCTTCCGCTAGGAATAAAGGATTCAAACTCAATCGATTGAAGCTCTGGATTTCCGACAAGCGGAACGTTACCAGTATCGATGATAGCGACTGTCTCAATTCCTTGTTTGTCCTCCAGTTTGATTTCTTCTGGATTCACTGGCAATTTAATGCCTTCAATAAATATAAACATCTGCTACCTCCTTCCTAGTAAGCCATGAGGCCATCAGCGCCATTGTTCAAAGCGTCTACAATCGTTGCATTCAAATCATCCAACACGTTGGCATACTGGCCAGCATTGTTAATGGAGTCAATATTGGTGACAATCTCTGGTTTCAAGGTAATAAAGTTCTGTTGCCACTTCATTGTCGCAACGTCCTTAATTAACTTGATGTATTCATCGTCCAGTTTGATTTCATCTTCAATCTTTCCGACTTTGTCTAATTTACCACCAGTAGGATTGTGACCGCCACCGCCACCTTTTCCTCCGTCACCTTGTCCAGGGGCTGAGCTTGCTGGGCTGAGTTCGTAAGGTGTTTTTCCTTGGTCGCCCAAGAAATTATTTCCTGCACCGTTGGCATCTCCAGCTCCTTTGAAGAAACCACCGACAGCCTTATCGATACCTTGACCGATTTCATACCCTTTATTAAAGGCTCCCATTCGGTCTCCAAGTTCAAGATACCCCAGTTGTGGAGTGTCAAGGTGCGGAGTTTCTAAACTAGCTTTGTGTTGTTTGAGACCATCTGCCAAGTGCAGACCTTCAAAACTTTTCTTGACTGGCTTTTGCATATCTCCAATAGCACTAGCTACATCTCCTGCGAAATTAGTTCTACCAAGTGAAACAGAACCAACCGCGCTGATGTTCAACCCGAGGCCGTTCAAGAAACCAATCATGCTATTAAATCCGCTAAGGACAGAATTAATCATCCCTTCAACAGAACTGATAACACTATTGACCATACTGTCAACAAATCCTGCAATAGCAACAGCCATATCACGGCCACCTTGAGCGATATCATACCAAGCACTTTGGACTTGGAAAGACATCTCGTTCCATAAGTTAACAGCACCAGTAACAAACCAGTCAATAAAGTCTAAAATGCCTATCAAAATAGTTAAGATAGCCTGATAGAGAAACATCCAGAATGCTATTGCGGTATTCACATACCAAAAAACACCCTGCAACATCATATTAATCACCCAGATAGCTGCATTGGCAATACTAAGAAGTATATTCCAAATGGTCATTCCTAGGTAAAATATAGCCCCTATGATGATTCCTGTAGCTGATACAGCTGCACCAGTAAGGTTGTTAAACCATGCGACTAAGGCATAGAAGAGACCGATAAGAATAATGACTGCCATTACAATCAACATGATTGGGTTCATTGCCATAACTGCATTCAAACCAGCCATTGCTGTTTTAGCCGCGTTGGTAGCGATACTAAATAGTTTAGTTGCGATTTCCGCTGCATTCATCGCAACTACATAAGTCCCTATAGCAAATGCTACAGCGATAATAATCGGTTGAATGACAGACCAGTTATCGATGACAAATTGAGCAATCGGCGCCAACATACTCCAAACAGCCCCAATCATATCCATGGCAAAGATAACAGCTTGAACGACATATTGAAGCACCGTGGCTACAATTTGGGCAAATTGTTGGAAAGCTGACGAGTTCACTATCTGATTAACCTTAATCGATATTGGCTCAATCGCCTTGGTCACAAAGTTCAGGAAGTTCTGCCATGCCCTACCCCAAGTTAGGGGCATATTACGAAACTGCTTGTCAATCGTATCGCTTGCTTCTAGCATGGCAGTTTTGACAATATCGGCCGTAATCTTCCCGTCTGCTCCAAGTTTTTTAACCTCGCCACGGCTGACACCTAGCTTATTGGCAATGGCTTGAATTAAGGCTGGTGAAGTTTCAGCAAGAGAACGTAACTCATCACCTTGCAACTTACCACTAGCCATAGCCTGAGTAAGCTGAAGCATGGCGTTTTTTTGATCTTCGATGCTTGCACCACCGACTACAAAGGATTTATTCATAGTTTCCAAAAAAGCAATTGTTTCACCGTTGTTTTGGAAAACATCGCCAGCTTGCATCCTCATCTTAGCGACACCGTTCGCCATGGTTGTATAGGCTGAACCTGTACGTTGTGCCGATGTATAGATAGACTTTTGCAGTTCTTCTGTCGTCTGCGTACCGTCACGGATCATATCTAAACGAGCATGCATATTAGCATACTCGTCTGACATATTTATAGCTTGTTTGGCAGTTTTAACGACTGCAATACTAGCTAAAGCAGTCTTCAATAGACCTTTCAAAGATCCTAACTTACTTAATTTGTTAGAAGCATGGTTCGAAGCATTCCCTAAATCTCGTAGAGCCAGTTCTTCTTTTTTGAGTCCTGCAGCTGCTAGAGTTGCACTGTTTACAAATCTACCGTTAATATCAATGACTCGCCCAGCTTTATTGACAAAATATTGGCCAGAATCACCAGCTTTTTTCATAGCGGATTCTTGAGCCTTCATGGCTTTATCTATGCCAGAACCTGCATTTTTGACACGCTCCATAGTCGCATAGATTTTATTTAAAGTGCCTGTGACTCTATCGGTCAAAGACATGGTTGTTTGTATATTTGCCAATAGAATCACCTCACTTCTTCATTCTTTTACGTTGTTTCGCCTCTTCATGCATGACTGCAGCGAAAAAGGCTTTTTCTTCTACATCCATATTCACAAATTCGCTAGGGCGAATGTAATAGTTTACGAGGGCGAAGTAGGCAAGTTGTGCCTCCGCGTCCTCTTTTATTAGTTTTTTGCCTCGTCAACCTTGTCTTGGAAAGTTTGGTTGATACCGCTGAGTTCGGTCACAGCTTCCAAAATCAAGGCGCTTTCGCCCCAATTGAACATGGTACCGAACAACTCAGAAGCTCCCATTGTTCCATAAGAATCTTGCAATTCTTTATCGTTGAGGTCAGGAACCACGATAGACGCAATACAGATTTCACGGTTATATTTAACACCGTCAAAGACACGCTCTTGGCGTCCATTACGACCAGGCTTATTCACAAAGCAACGGTCATTGATTAAGTCCGCTTCACGAGCGCTCAACACACGAATTTTAACTGGTTCCTCAAAAGAAGGAAGCAAGACATCCTTAGTCTCTTCCCCTTTTTTGTTTTGTTTTAAAAACGCTTGTAATCCACTCACCACTATTTCCTCCTTGTGTTAGTATGTAATTTCTTGGAATTCTGATAAGATATCAAAATCTTGGAATGTGAAGTCTGTTTCTTCGTCAATGACCTCATCTGCTGATCCATCTAGTTTAAAGATAAGTGATTCTTTGAACAGAACACCTTTCAAAACAATTGTGTAACGGCCTGCACGAGATGTGCGGTCTTCGTTGGTACACTTAATATCGATACGAGGCAACAAGCCGTTTTTAACGTATTCCAAAGCCATCTTCTTCAATTCAGGACGATGGTAATACATCTTCACAGTTCCTGTACCTTCTGCACCGACAATCTTACCACCCTTCATACGAGAGTTTAGAGGGGTAACATCAGCTTTTGTGTATTCAATTTTTGCTTCTAGAGAGATAAGCTCTGCTAGTTCGTACTGCTTGTCATTGATTGTAAAGAAGACCGTTCCTTCTTTAGCTGACAAAGCATCTAATTGGTTCATAATAGCCATTAGCTAGTTTCTCCTTTCTTAATCACAGATAACCGTCATGTACAAGATTTCCATAGCGTCTGTCAAGACAACTGGCAAGTTTACCACAACTGATTCTTTAGTGATACCTTGTGAAATCTCAATATCTTTCGCTTGGTACTCCAACGCTTGCTTTTGAGAAAGTGGGTCAAGGACCATTGTAATGATTCGTTGTTTAAACAACTCACGACCATTCACGTTATTTGGCACTTTACCGATGAAGTAGTTCTCGAAGATATACTTGACATTAGTGTTGATATTATCCATAGTACGAACAAGTTTGTTCTTACCAAAAATACGACTGTGTTCTGCCGTATAGCTAGTAAATGAGTTCACATCTGACAGGATAATAACTTTTTCATTTCGATAAGCAAAGATAAGCTGACCTTTATTGATGAGCTTTTCAGCCTCTGCTTCGTTCTTACGCTCACAGTCGATAGCGCCTGGATAAGACTTGAATGTATTAGATTGCAAGCCAGCCCCTGCGTACTTACCAGCTACGAAGTATACACAGTCCTTAGCGCTTAGTTTGGTACCATCGCTTAATGTAACCCCGTTACCCACTGATACAACACCTTCATCGTCAGCATCCGTGTAATCATTCAATACTGCAATGACTGAACGACCAGCGTCACGCCATTTCTTGATATGAGCCGTCACAAGTGCTTTTGTTGCGCTTTCGTCAGTACCAAGAGCCAAGACACGGAAGTCTTGAGTGTCGAGTGCATTGAGGAAATCCTCAACTTCTGAATTAGTTGTAGCACCATCTGTACCACCTTCAAGCAAGATTGTTTTATCTTCTGTTGTTAAAGTACCCGTTACATTCACATAGTCATTCTTAAATGGCAAGGCTGTGATGATTTGCTTATCAACTTCTTTTCCAAAGAAAACGGTTGTTACTTCAAAGCCAGTCTCAACTTGCTTCTTGAAGATAACATGAATATGGTTACCAGCTAGCCCTTTGTATTTAGCGGTAACGACCATATCGTTTTCTGTTTTCGTTGCCTGTACCCCAGTGTTGTTCACACCATTATAGACAAGGACCTTACCGGTTCCTTTCAAGGCTTCACGAATTGAAAGAAGTTCATCAATCGGTTTACCAAACAGGCGACGGAAGTTACTTGTACCATCAACAAGTGTGAAGGCACCAGGTTCTCCCCAAGAACCAGCAATCATGACTGCTGCAATCGTATTGTCTTCCAAAGGAATAATCACATCATCTCTTGATACGAAATTGATGTAGGCCTTTGGAACTCGTTTATTCTGTACTGTCCATTGTGCCATTAGTTAGCCACACCCTTTCTCCAGTCTTCTAAAATGCGTCTTACTTCTGCTAGTGAGTATGACTGGTCATCTTCCAGCAAAATGTTTAACAAAGTTGCATCATCTTCAAAATACTTGAGTAATGCCTCTTTACCAAATTTATCTTCAGTGGTTGGTACCACTGGTTCGGTTACATAACCTACTTCTTCAATCATTTCCATGAGAAGTTTCACCTATCCTTTCTAATATTTGCATTGTCGGTTCTTCTTCAACCCATCGTACGTATCGAGTGATTGTGAATGTGCATATCAAATCATTCGCATTGTATTCCACCTTCAAATCATTGATAGGGTACTTATCCCCTAAATAACGAAAGGAGGGTGAATTAAACACCATTTCAATCTCTTCAAACTTCTGGTATAAGTCTGTTGTTTTTTCGGTGTAGTAATGCAGCAAGACAATAAAAACCTGCTTATCATTTTGGTTTGCCAACCGCTTTCGAGTCACAGGTTTCACATCTACAATAAAACAAGGTGTTTTCAATCCTTGCTGGATTTGTTCATCATACACCTTACACCCAAACGCATCTTTGAGTTGCTTGATGACGAGTGGTCTAATACTATAATCCACCTAGTTCCTCCTTTAGCCTCTCTTCGATTTGTTGCGTGATTTGTGGGATTTTCTGTTTAATCTGTTCTTCTGTCAGCCTCATCATGAAGCGCCCTTCTACCCAAGGATTGACCAAGCGCTTGCCAATTGCAGGGACATAACGCCCTACTTGTTGGCGGTGTCCGCTTTCAACGAAAGAAGCATACTCCATAGGGTTAAATGCGATAACCTCGTACACGTTTCCGTTTTTGGTCACTTCCATCTTCCAGGATTGATTGAGCTTACCTGTTAGGCCCTTTGGTGTCCGTTCCTTAACCTCTTTCAAAAAGGCTAGGCCGATATCTTTAGCAGCCTGCATAAACTCAGAGTCAATGATTGCCTGAGCCCGTTCAAGTCGTTTCAAAAACTCTTGAACATCACTATCATCATAGCCACTCATGCCGTCTCACCACAATTTCTTGATGTGTGACATAGACCATCGGATCTTCACTGGTCAGATATTTAACACCGTCCACAATCAATTTACTACCAGCTTTGATAGCAAATTTAGGCGAACAGAAAATCTTGTGTTCTGTCTTGAGTTGGTGCGCTTCATTCTGCTCTGTATTCACTAAGTTGCGAACAGAGACACGACAGGGGACCTTCTTGTAGACTTCTTTGAATTCTACGAAATCAGCTCCGTTAGGCTTCGTACCCTCGACAGTATCAAACACATCCATCTTTTTATCATAGGTCCATTCAATGCTTGGTGTTGCCTGAGATAAGACATCATTGATATTCATCCTACCACCTCAACTTTCTGAACCGCTGTAGCTGACTGGTAAAGTCTAGCAAGACACTTTCAGCACGTCTGGCAACATCCGACTTGCTCAATTCGACACGAGTATCTCCAACAGAAATATTCTTGCTTTGGACAGCTTGGTCAGGATTACAAACAACATAAACCATCTGAATGGCCACAAATCGCAATTCTAAAGGAAAATCCTCACGATTGCAGTAGTTAAGAATGTTCTGCATGATTTCATCGACCACTAAATCTCCTGGATAGCCTGTATAACGTTGTTCATACAAGTCAATCAAGGCTTGTCTAGCATCTTCATTATGCTTTTGGATTTCTTCCGATGTTCTCTTCTCCATCAGCAGAACCTCTCTTTCTACTTATCGTCCTTAGCGGATTTCTTAGCTAATTTGTCAAGCTCTGCTAGAGCCTTATCACGTTCAGCAAGAGCTTGGTCACGTTCAGCAACTACTGCTCTGTACTCTTGAATAGTGTAAGTGCGTCCGCCAGTAGCAGATTCAACTACAGCGTACTCACCGTCCTTAATTTCTACAACATCGTAACCATCTTCCAGGAAGTTTACTTTTTCCAACTCGTCAATGTTGAGGACACGATTATCTTTTTTTACTGTTAACATTTTCTATCCTCCTTCTTTAAGGCGCGACGACAAATGCTAGACCTTCGTGCTTAGTCTTGAATAGCAATACATCATCGTAAGATTGTTCGTAGTATCTATAGTTACCACTTGAAGCAGCACTTGGTGCATCAAGACCCACAAAGTCATATTTTTGTGGCGCTGCCATACACGGAATATGAATCAAGAAGAAATGGATTTGTTTGGCAGTTGGGTCAACTTTAGCACCATTTGTGAAGTTGTACAAAGTCTTCATACGGTCAGATGGAATAGCTGTCTCAATAGTCACATCGTCCAAACGACCAACTGAACGGTCAATCACTGTACCTTGACCGTGAATATTAACAGTGCGACCAAACTGCTTGATGTTCTTAATCATACGTTTAACAGCTGGCGTACAGAAAATAACACGACCTTCAGCTGGGACTCCAGCTTCGTCCATTTGTTCCATCAACTCATCGAATGTTGCGAGGAAGTTTTCCTCAGTCAAATTCAATGACTTAATTTGTTTGCTTTCTGTATCAAGTTCTTTCTTACGAGAGAACAATTTAGACACCATAAACTTATCCATTTCTGGAACTTTTTCAGTATCGTTGAATGTTTTGGTAATGTTAGCGATGGAAGTAACATAGTTAGTTTCATCCACATCAAGCGGATCTACTAGTGTTGACCAGTAACGCTCATTGGTCAATGTGTATGTTTCCCATTGATTTTCATAGTTAGCGTCAATATCAGTAACTGTGCGACGTGTACGGTCTTTACGTCCTTCCTTAATCAAAAGACGTGGTACTTTTACTTCTTTAGCCCCTGTGAACTTCAAAAGTGTGTTCGATGGAGAATTCCATAGTTTTTGAGTGAATAACAATCCGTTTTCACTGTAGCGTTTTTGCAAACCTTGTTGGTAAGCCTGTGCATAGTTCAATGTTGCTGGCATATCTGTTCCTCTTTTCTATTTTTGATTATAGATCTGACGTAAACGCATTAATCATCTGCGTTGTCAGGTCGTTAGCAACTGTTTCTTCTTGTGTTGCCCCTTGTGGCTTAGCACCAGCGATGTGTGGTTCTACAGCCTTTTCTGGAGCAAATAAAAAGCCTTTAGATTCCTTCAAAGCCGTCAACTGTTCATCTAATCCAGTCACCGCTCCGTTGTCACCTAATCCCAATTTAGACTTGTCTAGTAGACTAGACACGATTCCAGCGTCATGAACCTTACCGCTCAAGTGCATTTCAATAGCATGATCTAGTTGCATTTTCTTGAGTTGTTGTTCATGTTCCTTCTGTTGTGTCTTGTACTTGCTGTCCAAGTCTGAGTATTTTTGTTGTAGGTCAGCATTGCCTTCGGCGTCTTGTTTGAGCTGTTTCATGTCCTTGTCACGCTCTCTCAACTGGTCTTGCAAGCCTTTGGCATTATCTTCTGCAGCAGATACCTTTGCTTGTAGATCCTGTGTTGATTTCCCGTGTTCGGACATAACTGCTTCAATTTGTTCTTCAGTCAATCCTAACTGTTCCAAAAATTTACGATTCATTTCTTTTCCTCCTGTACGTTTGTTTAACGTGGCAACGACCACGACATTTTGGTAAAGTAAAAAAGCCTTTTAACGCCATGCCCAGGGCGAAAGAAAACCGCCTCGATTTTGATGCGGTTAGTTTATTTATTTTTCAATTGTTTCAGTTTCTTTCTGTATTCAATTCCGACTTTTAGAGTTGAAATGACTTTTGAAATAACTTCATATAATTTAATTATTGCGAACAAAATTAACGCAAAAAATATAATCCAACCTAATAAAATTGATACTAAATCCCATATAAACATGTCTTTACTCCTTTTAATGTTACAATCAATCAACTTTATACGATAATGAATGAATGTCGGTTAATATTTTAGGTAGTAACTCAATCGCGCTAAACGTATCTGTCCCATAAATATCTAACTCCAATTTCACTGTTGCTGAGTCTGCTGAGTCATTTTCGCTTGATCCTGAAAATTCTACGTTAGTTATCCCAATTCTTGCTGTATCCATTTTTTATCCTTTCTGAGTACAAAAAAAGCACTTAGATTTCTCTAGG